GAAGCACGCGCCAGCTCGCGCAGTGTAAAACCGTTATAAGCATTATCTTTTTCTGCTTCGGCATATCCGGCGCGTGCCATCACAGCCGCACGAATGGAATCGCCGACCAGATTACCGTTCCCGGCATGAATATGAACAGCGCCCGGGCCTGCACTTGGTGTCGTTCCGGCTGCCAGCGCCTGCAACAGTTTTTCACGGGCCTGTGCTTCCGTACAGGTCATGTCGTTCAGACACTCCGCTTTCAGTGCGGCATAAGACGGGAAAGAGGCAAAAACTGCGGTTACAGCCTGCACACGTTCCGCATTGGCTGCCATCAGTTGTTGCTGAACCTGCGAAGCAATTGCGCTGATATCCACATTTCCGGTTGATGGTGCCTGCTGAGCAGCGATCTGTTGCGCATTTTGCGGGGTTGCTTTCGGCTCCTGCGGCTGTCCGTTTGTCGTTTCTGCACGTGGAGCAAAAAGCGCGTTAATCTGTTCTGGCATATTATGGTAATCCTTCAGTTTATTTTGGTTCACACAGGCCGCAGCCTGTAATTCAGGTTCAAGCGTATCAGCGAAGCCTTTTTCCACGGCTTCAGCACCGTTCAGCCAGGTTTCTGCTTTCAGCATGGCTTCCAGCTCCTCCTGCCCGAGTCCGGTTTTATTCATGTAGGCTGACAGCATCAGCGCCTCGTTGCGATCCAGCCAGTCAGCATAATCACGCATATCATCGGAATCACCGGCGATCCCGCCCCACGGCTTGTGCACCATCAGCCAGGAATTTTCAGGCATATGCACTGTGGCGCCTGGCAGGCAGACAATCATGGAGGCCATGCTGGCTGCAACACCATCCACCCAGATATCCACCTTCGCTTTCAGCCGTGACAGCGTGTTAAAGATGGCAAACCCCTGCATCACATCACCGCCCGGGCTGTGGATATGCAGATCAATAGCGCTGGCCTCAAACACCCCCGCATCCTTACAGTCAGCAATAAACTGCTGCGCGGTGATGCCCCATCCGCCAATCACGTCATAGAGGTAAATTTCCACCCGCCCGGCAGTCTGTGCACGGATTTCATACCAGCACTGACCATTAGCGGCATCCACCCCCGCAAGGCTGGCGCGGGGATTAATCATCGTCCCGCGAAGACGCGGGTTTATCATTTGCTGCATCAGGGATCACTCCTTTATCGTTAGCGGCGTCAGAATCGAACACCAGCCCGTTTTCCCGGTTAAATTCAGTTTCACGCAGTCGCTGACGTTTGACCTCCTGCGGTGACTGCCCACGGGCACGTATCCACTCGGCCTCCGTCCCGGCACCACCGCGAAGAATGGCCCGCCATGCTGCAGCCTCCTTCACCGGATCAATCCACGGCATCACCGGGCCAAGATAAGTGGCATTGAAAAGCGTGGACATATCCACATCAGGAGGAATTTCAAGAAAAGGTATCGCCTGCTCCAGCCATGCCCGGTACACCGGGCGGCTGTACTGACCGACAAACCACTGCTGTAAAACCCCGTAGCCTTCGTAACCTTCCACCAGCTCCTGACGCTGCGAACTGTAGGAGCCGTTATAGTCACGGGCAATACTGGAATAACTGCCACGGGTTCCGGCAGCCACAGCACGCAACTGCCCGTTCCGGAATTCATAAAGATGAACATTCGGACGATTCGACTCCACCATCCCCAGATCTTCACCGGGGGCCAGTTCGTCAAAAATCATGCCCGGCGAAATATCAAAGTACCGGGGTTTTTGTTCTGTGGGTGTCCAGTCGTTATCCGTCGGAAAGCTGGCGGCATCACCACGCTTAATGTAGAAACCCAGCGCGGCAGCAATACGGGCAGCCACACGCTCTGATTCTTCATAATCTTTCAGATCAGCAATCCGGCGAATCACACCATGTAACAGGCTGACACCTCTCACCTGATGAAGCCGTTTCCGCATCGCCAGATGAAGCATGTTGTCTGCGTGAACAGTTTTGAGATCGGCGCTGAATCCACGCATATTTGCAGGATGGTATTTATAAACCCGATACCCTACAGGCCGCCCCCAGTTGTTAAGAATAATGCCCTGGCGGACTTGCTGACCCGCGTTCGTGTTCAGACTGACCGGAACAAAATCTGCTTCGAGAAGTTCCAGTGATAATGGCACCACAGTGGAATGATTCAGACCGGCGACAGGACCACGCACCAGTTGTACGAACATCTCGCCATCACGCAAAGCAGATCGCAATGCCATCCGTTCGGCCTCCGGGCGGGTGAACATCCCCGTGACCTCAGGGCGAACAGACCATTCAGACCACAATGCCGAGATCTGCTCTGCCAGCGATTCATGCAGGGTGCCATCGCTTCTCAGTGGTTGTGGTTCGACCTGGATCCCCTGCGCACCAATAACCCGCTCTTCCAGCTTATCCAGCAGACCAATCACGATATCGTGATCTTCATCCAGCGCCCTGGCCTGCTCCCTTAACGAGGTACCGGCAGAAAAAACCGCTGTATCGGCAGAACGGCTCTCGCGCCGCGCCTTATTCAGGCGTGAAGGCTGCGCCGCCTCATAAGCTCTCAGCAGTATTTTGTTTCTGGCGCGCGAAACTGCCCACCCTGGCGCAATTGCGCCAAGTGCTTTATCAAAAAAACCCATAAAAAACCTCAGGAGAAACGGGCGAGTTTGTACGGTTTCCTTGTGGGCTGGCAGGCCGCCGCCCAGCGTTTTTCCCAGTATTCAAGCTCCCTGCGTAATGCAACAGGATCATGGTTGGTGATCGCCCTGCCATTCACCCCGGTAAAAGACACACTTTTACCATCCAGGGAATCCCTGTATGCCTGTCGCACGATAACCAGCATCTGGAAAATCTCATCTTTTTTCACAACCATCCTCCGTTTCGGGGTAGTGATAACCAGTTTCCGGATAACGCTTCCGGCGACGCTGCTTTTTGCCGCTCATCTCTTCCGACAACGTTTTTCTTGTCCACTGTGTCGGAAGAACGTCTGTCTGCCGAAGTCCCCGCGTCAGCATCCTGCCCTCTTGCCCACTGGGGAGGGTTGCTCCAGTCACGGATTTTTTCATAGCCACGCAGAATGGCGACGGCATGGGCATAGCAAAAAAGGTCAAACGCTTCGTTATTCCCTTTTCCCGGCTTGCGCCATTTCCCGTCAGCACCACGTTCCTCATAGGTCAACTCTTCATAAAACCACTCCCCTAGCCAGTCAGGAAAATGAATGTAGCCCGGTCCGGGCATTTCACGTTGCAGGTTATTGCTTAGTTGATCTTTCAGCAGATCTGTCTGCAGGAGATATACCGGCACCTTCCCCTGAGCATCCGCACGGCGATCGCTTCGCCCGGTATTATCCGGGTGTGTGATGGTAATAATTTTCTGGCGTTTCGTGCTGTCTCCCTTTACCAGAAAAACCCGTCGCCCCAGTCCATCCTGACGACATTTTCGCCAGAATTTATAGGCGTTATCCGTCACCCCGTCCTCACCACCACTGTCCACCGCCATTGCCAGTACAGGCATTCTGCGGGCCGGATCGGACTGGAGCGGATACGTTTTCTCCAGTACATCGGTGACCAGCAACTGCCAGTCTTCAGGGTAAGCTCCGGGATGCACAGGTAATGCTTCGCCATTTTCATCGCAACGCAATGACTGTCGGATGTTATAACGGTCCACCAGCCAGCGTTCGCCGTCCTCGCCATAGCCAATAATCTGCACCACAAACCGTCGGTTCTTCCCGCCCTGCACGTCCACAGCCGCAATAAGAAAACGCACTTTCGGCGGTACCAGGCGCTTACCGTAATCCTCAGCCCGCTGCATCAGAACATCTGCACTGCGCAACTCCATGGCGGAACGAGGCAAATAAGGCAATCCCCAGTCGGTGTTAATCACCGCCTTCAGTGTTTCCTCACTGCCTGTGGCTTCATATTCCTGCTCAGCAGTCAGTAGTTTGTAAACCAGTTGCGCCCAGGTCTGATAGGCTGCAGCGGGGCCTTCCATCCAGAAGCTGGCTATCCTTGAATGACGTGGCGTTCCGGTAACATTCCCTTCTCTGTCAATCTGCTCACCTTCACGCAACCAGACGCCGCGACCATTCAGTTCACGTTTCATGTCTGCGGTGATTCGGTTGCCACAATGAGGGCATAATATATGAGCCGCTTCACTGGCTTTTACAGGATCAGGATTGTCACGATACCCCGTCATAGCCTCCATCGATGGCTGGAAATAATCACCGCAATCCGGACAAGGCCAGTACCAGCGACGACGATCGCCACGGTTATACAGAGAAAGGATCCCCGTGGTGGGCGGGGCTTCATGCGGTGACGTTCTGCGCCATTTGCTGTTTGTGATTTCACGCCCGGGAGAACTCTCCACCAGCGTCATACCAGCTGACATAAATGTGGTGGTACGTTTTGAAGCCAGGGAGAAACCATCACCTTCGCCATCGATATCTTCAGGAAATCGGTCGTAATCAGTCAGCGCCACACATTTAAAATCAGAGGATGACATGACATTGATGGAGGGCCAGCCGATTTTCAGAAAGCTGCCTGACAGAAAATATTTGTCATGAACGTTGTTATCGTTGCGGCGTGGACTGAGGCGTTTTCTGACCTCCGGACTGCAACGAAATGTTCTTGCCAGGCGCTTTTTGGAGTGCTCCTGCGCCTTATCCTGCGTCATCTGCACCAGCAAAAAGTCTGACGGATCGCAAACAATGTTATAAACCACCCAGCCATCAATCAGGCCGTTAGTCTTGCCCGTACGGGCAGGGCCAACAAAAACAACCGCATCAAACTCACGGGACGACAGGCAGTTCATGGGTTCAATCACATACGGTGCAACCAGCGGATCCCACGGAACAGAGTTGCCACCAGATGTAGGGACTCGCATAAATTTTTGTACCGCTTCGGCAACAGGCATCCTGCGCGGCGCTTTAATTAACTGGCCCGTATCCAGTTTCAACGATCTGGCGGTCGCCTGCACAGGCATTATTCGTCCTCCTGATTTTCCTCCTCTGTATCTTCCTGTTTGCTGTCATCTGCCACCCGCCGCGCAATTTCGTCACGCAAATCATCAATAATGCTTTGCACCCGCATGACAGCCGAAGGCTCGAGAGCGCAATCGCGTTCAAGAATATCGGGGAGAGTTTCCAGAACCTGCACCATAGCCTTTGCCATTTCAGCAAATTCACGGGCGACATCAGACGCAGGGATCAGTTCTCCGACCTCCTGTTCAAATTTCAGACGTTCCCGTTCTGACTGATACCAGGCTTTTCGGTCATGGGGATCCATTTCCCCTTCAGCGACAGGCGGTGGCAACTTCATTAGCTCTGCCAGAATATCAGTAAGTTTATACAGCTTGAGGTTACTCTCATGCCCACCCGCTGTTCGGACATTTTTGATTCTTGATGCGACAGTCTGTCGGTGCACACCCGACAGCGCAGCTAACTGGCTGACATTAAGAACAAGGTGTTTCAATTCCTTATCCACTTACCCCTCCAGTGATGAACAAAAAACAAACATTTTCGACACCAGCTATTTTTTAACCTTTCATTATCAATAAATTACAGTGGTGGTGATGAACGATGAAAATGCAAAAATTTGGCGATTTCTGCGCATCCGTATCCCCTCGGTGTTCTAAATTCCAGGAAGGACCCGTGAAAATGGGAGCAATTATCATTTGCATACACTCCAACACCTACATTATCGCAGCCCCTCGCTGAAGAGCTGCTGTAATGCCTGTTACTCACGAATCAGGCGAGCACTCTTACCATTCATTTCAATACGCGAATACTGCGGTTTACCATCAATGATGTCTGTCATCACGAACATCTCACCCGGCTGCAGTTCAACTACTGCGCCTTCCGGCAATTCCATGCAGGCAAATACCGGACAGCCCGGATAACGACCATCTTCTGTTGCTTCCAGCATTGACTCACCAAACCACTCCGTCATGGCGCGACCATCAGCTGCTTTGTAGTGGATCAAGTACTGGTTTTCACTACCTGCATACTGAGCACGCCCCCTCACTTCCCCCCATTCATCACTGATACGTACCTCCACCAGTTGTGACAACTCAAACTTAAACGGAACAGCAGCGGTACCAATTACAATCGGTTTGCTTTCTGTTTTTTTCATCATCGTCTCCTGATATCAAAGCCCGTCGCCGCAGCGGGCACTGATCAACATTTGAGTATTCGCGGCGACAGAAAGAATTTATTTTATTGAGTAGCCACAAACACAGAATTTCATGCTTTCCGGACGCTGGCGCCCCCCTTCATTTTTCAGCAAAATATTCTGCTCTTACAGGCGATCAGTTCTGCAGACACTGCCGGACACCGTCGACAATTTCACAGACCAGAGAAGCGGTATCGAAAAGCTGGCGCGCTTTATCCAGGCTAACGCATCCCACCAATAAAAAAGGCACCAGTATCGCTACCAGTGCCCATTTCGCCGCAGTTCGTGGCATTCTGTGTGTCCAGTGTTTTCGCGTCATATCACCACCAACGCACAGCCCAAATCAGAACAGCGACCGCCACAAGGCGAATTGCAAAGGCCGCAGCCCTTGTCAAATCAAGGCTCGCGGGAGTTTCCACTTCAATACCTTTCATAATGGACAACCTCAAAAAGAATCTTTTATACTTTCCCACGAGGATTTTCTCCGTACTCACTACTCACAATTTCCTCTCTGACGTGAAAACTCAAAACCCCGGACTGTTCCAGCAGCCGGGGTTTTGTTTTTTTTATTTACTGCCCTGGGTGCGGCATCTGGCTATTTCATCCCTGGCTTTACTGTCACCGCGACAGATACAACGCACCGTGTCACCAGCCAGCGTGGTGATGTAGGCTTCATCCGTTTTTTCCACCAAAATGCATGGCACATTTCCATCCCGGCAATACTCCACTTGGGCAGCAAGGTGAGTGTTGCGCGGGTAAAATTCCAGGCGATACATATTCCCCAGAACATGCACTTCTTCAACCTGACGACCATCTTCAGTTACCGTGATTTTTTTCAGTGCGTACATACGTACCCCCGTTCTTTCGTTTTTTGAGCAATAAAAAAGCCGCTCATGGCGGCCCTGTATGTTTTGCAAGCTATCGCTTCAATTGAAAATGAGGCCCGTCTTTCAGTGTTTTCCAGTCCCCGCCCCATTCAATGGCGGTTCCCAGCTCTGCGGCAGCCTGCTTAAATGCCTGCGCGATTTTCTCGTACAGAGGCCAGTCCCATGACACCTGGCTGCCAATGTAGGCCACAACATCCACCGCATCACCGGTCAGGTGGCGGCTGTTCATGGTCTGGCTCTTACCTTCTGCGACCAGCTGTTTCTGGCGATACTTACTGCGCAGGCCTTCCGTAATACCGAAATCAACCTCCGTCAGCTCAAGGGCACGGCGAACGACAGCAACCAGCTG